GCATCCTGCCCATGCTGCAGGACTCCCGGCACCTCCGCGGCTACCTCTCCGGAGCCGTCGACGACGCCTCAAGCATCCGCATCAATTTGAAGCACATGCCCATCTATCTGGGCTGGTCCGGTTCCGTCTCCCGGCTCGGCAACAAGCCCATCCGCATCCTCGTGCTGGACGAGCTGGACAAGTACCAGAACCCGCGCAAGGAGGCGACGTCGGAAAGCCTTGCCGAAAAGCGCACCATATCTTGGAAGGAGCGCAAGTTCATCTTCAAGCTCTCGACGCCGACCACGGAAGACGGCCCCGTCTGGACGGCCTATACCGAGGAAGCCCATGCCCGCTTCGAGTACCACGTCATCTGCCCCTGCTGCGGGGCCGCACAGCTCATGAGGTTCGACCAGATC